TCCTCATCATCGTCGTCATCGTCGTCGTCATCTTCGTCGTCGTCATCTTCCTCGTCCTCATCGACTTCTTTCTTTTTGGACTTTGACTTTGATTTGGACTTTTTCTTCTTGGGTTCGTCGTCGTCATCGTCATCATCTTCTTCTTCAGTTGGGGTCTGAAGAAAGATGCTTTTCAGTTCCTTGTAACTGATTTCCTTGACGAGCGAATCAAGATCATGTGCTCCTTCGGCAAGTTCTTCATCAACATCAATTACCTTTCTGGGTTTGAATTCGATGTCAACAACTTGGAAGCCGTAAGGAGGCTTTTCTTCAACTCCTAATTTCAGAGTCAAACCATCATCCCCCAAGTGGAAGAAGTTTTCATAGTTATCATCATCATCCGCTGAGTTGATTTTCGTGTTGAGTTGTTTCCCAAAGAAATGATAACTGTATTCCCAAACTTGAATACCTTTTTCTTTTTCATCATGCACTAGCACGTTGAATAACTGACGCTTTCGAGGAGCAAGTTCTTTGACTTGTTCCTCATCAATGTCAGGATCCTTTCTCATCTTTGCTTGAAACTCACAGACAGGACAAGGCTTGTTAAATGTCTGTGCAGGACAAACGTAATAGGAATTGGTTGCCCCTATTCCTCTGTGGATGTAGAAAGTTCTTTCATAGTGCATCATTCCTTTGTCAGCTTTTGGGTTTTCACTTGATTGCACTTCGTAAGGAATGATCTCAACACGGCAATTCTTCTTTGGCTTCCAAAGTGAAGTACCTTCTGGGATAGTAATGGACGTAAAGTCCAAGCCTGATACTTCCTTAGCTGCCTGTGCTTTGGCGTCCGTATAACGCATCTTTTTCTTGTTCTTACTTTTGCGGGACTTTGCCATTATTCATCCTTCTTTCTTTTCTTCTTCTTTGGTTTGTACTGTCCTTTTCGGGACACAGATTCTTCGATCATGTCGTCAACGGACTTACCGTTTCTTGTTTTGTTCTTGGGTTCACTGAAGTAATCAGCAAGCCGTAAGTCCACTAACTTTTCTAATGCACGCTTTCTATGGTCTAATGCTGCCACGAGAGCAGCCAGCACATCCATAGCATGGCGGGTTTCAATTACAACTCCATTGGCTTCCTTTCTTTTTGAATGAGCAACTACACATGTCTTGATTGCGGACTCCGTCAACTTTTCGAGTCCGTATTTTTCAGGAGCTATTCTGATTTTTTTGTCAAGTTCTGCTTCCACAATTTCCAGATTTGCTTTTGCCTCCTCAAACTCCTTTCTGGCGTCTGCTAATTGAATAGCATGTAAGCCATACAGTTTTGGTTGATTGACCCATTCCTTATCTAACGTGTTTGGGTCAATGTCAAATATAATGTTGTCGTCTTTCATTTTCCTTCTCCTTTGTGAAAACCCGCAGACAGCCCTAACGTAATCTTTTGCAGGACGAGCTAGGCTTTTGATCGAGCCACATTCTCTCCAAAATACCTAAGGAAAGATTGGGACTACTGTCTGCGGGGGGTTGCTTGTTTCAGCACTTCGCTACTAATACTATCGTAAGGACGATAGGCATGTTGAGGACTAAATTTAATTTTTCTGAACTACTACATCGTAGAAGGCAGAGATTAGTCCTGCTTTTTTGGAATCAAAGAAAGGGTCTGAGAAACATTGAATCACAAGGTTTGCTCTGGGAGCTAATTTTCCTCCTCCAATTAAGACCCCAGAAGCATACCCTAACACGATGCATCTGATTTTTTCAATGTCCCCTTCTTGCACGTTTTTGAATTTCGTTTTGAAGTCCCCCCATTTCACTCTAGGATTAAACAGAGTACGCACCAACTCAATGTGTTCGGCTGCTTCTAGATTTGTGGAGTTGATGCAGATCAACGCATCATCCTCATCTTCAACTCCTATGACAGCATCGAGAAGCACCAGTGCTTTTCGTGCTGACCCTTCTGCTTTCTCAACAAGTAGTTCCTTTGCTTCCTCAGTGATTTCCTCCTTTTCTCTTTTGAGGACGTAATTGACAAGTCCTTCAATCTCTGAATCCTTCAGTCGCCTTAACTCAATATGAGTTGCTCTGTTCCTGACAGCCGGGCGAAGTTTCTGAGGATCAGTTGTGCAGATGAAAAACCAAACATGATCAGGAGTATCTTCAAGGACTTTCAACAATCCTTCTTGTGCCGGTCCTGTAAGCTGGTGGGCTTCATCAAGAATCCATACTTTGTTTCCCCCATCAAACCCAAACAGATTGATTCGTGATTGAATGTCACGCACCATATCTAATCCTCGAAATGTGGAACTGTTCATCGTAACCAGATCCACTGAGTCTTTGACTACTCCTAATTGAGTAGCACAGATTTTGGCAAGAGTTGTTTTCCCACATCCTGTTGGGCCATGAAACAACAACACATGAGGAAGATTTGTCTTCTTAAAGTATTTTGTCAGAACTGAAACTGCTTGAGGTTGTCCTATAACCTTTTTCAGTTTCTTAGGTCTGTATTTTTTGTATAGCTCCATTCTGATCCTTTACTTGTTGGCATGGGCGGAACTGATAAAGGTTTTCAATAAGTCAAGGGATTGCAATTCATCAAACCCTTCCTCTAGTAAATTGACATACAGTCCTCTCCAAAGTCTGGGACCGACTTGGCAGACAGATGCTAGGTTTTGCTCTATTTTTTGTTGTTCGTTTATCCTTTTGATTTCTTCGTCTCGTTTGTCCTTCATCGAATCAGTTCCTTTTTATCGTACCAAGTGGTTTCGCTCATTTCGTATTCAATCTCTAAAGGGACAATAATCCAAGTCCAGTGCTTTCTGATTTGCTCCATCAGTTTTTCAGAATACTCAATGATGGCGTCCACTTCTTTCTTGTGAACATCAAGAAGCATGGAGTCATGTACCTGAGTAATCAGTTTGGTTTTCATCTTGTGCTTTTTGAGAAACTTGACCATCTTAATCAAGCACCACAAAAGACAATGAAAGGAAGCCCCTTGAATAGGGTAGTTGATAACTTCATTCCTTGAGTACAGTCCTCTGACTATGAATCCTGTTTTGTAGTCGGCCCATCCTTTTTCTAAATAGTCCTGCCATCTTTCTTCTTTCCATTTCGAGTAGACTTTGAAACGATCATTCCAGAAACTGTCTTCTACCTCCATCAGATGTTGTTCAAATGTTCCTTTCTTTGGCTTTTCACCAAAACTGCAATCTCCTAGTTTCTTGATTCCCTGTTTCTTCAAGTGATCAAGAACCAAAGTTCCATCTTCCATTGTGAGGTCATGCCGATTGATACTCTCCCACAATGTCGGGGCACAGTTCTCATAGACTGATCCATAGAATTCTGCGAACACAAAGTTATTCTTGGAATGAAAACGCATGTCCTTAGTAACATCAGCAACACCACACATGAATATCTCAGCACCCATATCCTTGTGCATGTCCTTTGATTTGTCTTTGATGTATTCGATCAGTCTAGGATCTTTGTTGTAACATGCGGCGATGCACACTTCTGCTCCTTTGAAGTCAAGCTCCAACAAGTTGTGCCCATCCCTAGGAATGAATGCTGACCGAACTAACTTGGCAAACATTTTGATTCTGTTAGGAAGATTTTGGGAGTTGGGCATCTCCATTGAACTTCGATATGTGATAGGGATATTCAGATTGCAACTAGGGTGAATGAACCCATCACATGCTTCCCGAAGAAGACCTCGCAAATAGGTTGCTTCTGCTTTCTTCAGCTTTTCGATCTTGATGATCTTCATTGGGAATGAATGATTTGTCTTTTCTAATGCGGTCTCATCTCCTTTAATGTTGTCTGTTCTCTTGTCCCGGACTTCTTCCAAAATCCCTTCTTTGACGAGAAGATTAGAAAGCTGAGGTCTCGATCCTAGTTTTGTTTTCTCTCCATACAGTCGTTTCCATTTCTCGTAAAGAGGATCTTGCTTTACTTCTTCCTCAAGTTCTTTGACCTTCTTGAGAACCTTTTTTGTTGAACGATTGAGATAGTCAACGTCAACCCTCATTCCAGCACGTTCAACATCAGCGAGTGCAAGAGATCCATCATGTAGTAATTTGTACGCTTCCGGTGTTGCCGGTTTCCCTATCATATTCCGTAAACTCCAGATGAAATTCGAGGTCTTGTAAGTTCAGCCAGTAGAAGAACAATGTGAGAAGGTCTTTCTCCTTCTCTGTGATTACAACAAGAACCTCTTTGGCATCGGTAAAATCTTCTCTATAAACTTCGCCATCGTCGTCGTCGATATTCATCCATCCTACTTTATATTCCATCTTACTTGATGTCCTTATTTTTGAGGGCGTTTGCGATTGCTTCGGGTGGTGGGTAGTTAATTGCGAAACTGTCAAATCGTTCTCCTCTTTTCGAGATCCACCAGTATTCAGTTCCTTTTGCAGAACTAGATAAGGCTTCAACCTGCCATCCTCCTTGTTGGATCATCTGATTTCCATACCTCAGTCGATCACTGAGAGATAGCTCATCTGGGTTTCGTTCAGTTTTGTTCATTGTACCTTCCTTTTCTTTGTTGAATCTCACCTACGAGATACTCAGTGAGTGAATCCATTCCACAGTATTGCAACACATCCTTGATTGCCATTTTGTGAATGTTGTTTTGGGCATTGCCTCCTTTTGCTTGTAGAAATGGTTCTGCTTTTTTGTTGTATTCTCCTTGGCCTAGAAACACCATACATTGGAACTTTGCTCCTGTAATCTTTCGCCTGTTGTCAAGCCAGTGCATTCCCAACATTGCATCCCATTGCCAATTTCGTACTCGGTGTCCTAGAATTGCTCGTGTCCATCGTTCCTCAAACTTTATGTTCTGGCCCCATTTAGGGAGAGGAGATCGAAGTAGTTCGCTTGTGGCTTCAATGGCTTCCCCATGCCATGGGTATGCAATTGTTTTCTTTCCGTTCCAACAAACAGAACAGCATACGATTTTTGCATCTTTGGAATCAGGTTTGAGTCTGTCTGTCTCATAGTCAAAGCAAACTGTACCTCCTTTCTGAACCATCTTACGAAGAATGTGGGCAGCTTTCTTTGGATCTAGAATACATTCAATTTGAGATAGGTAATCAGGAACTACTTCCCAAGGCTTTCTCTTTTTCCTGACTGCTCTTTCAAGATTGTTTTCAAACAGTCGAGTATGCAAGGGGATCAACTGTTTCTTTTTGTTGCTGATGATTGATCGAGGGTTCCAGTTAGGACAGACCCAACTGTTCAGTTCTTGACTGGGAATAGTCCACCCCAGCCAGATGCCTTCTTCTCCTATATTCTCTTTCCAAAGACGGCCCATCACACTTCTGATGGCTGCGATGCCAAAAGGAATAATTACTTTGGGCGTGAGTTCCTCTATTGCATTGTTGAGATTGGGACGACAGAAATCAATTTGCTTGTTTGTTGGCTGTTCCTTTGATCGGCAAATCAATGCATGAGTCATCCAACAATCCTCATGCATATCAATTCCTAATC